TATTGGCCATCTTGGTATTGAGAAATTACTATATCATTTTGTGTGTTAACAACAACAACAATGTCACTATCATTAGAAATATAACGATAATCTTCTTGACCTTGTGCTACAACATATTTTTCTAATACAATATATGTGTTAGGTATTACTAATTGATCAAATAATGTAGGATCATCAACTACGCCATCATCGTCGCTGTCATTGAATGTGACTTGAATTTTTTTAGTATCAACATAACCATCTAGACCTCGAAACTCTTCAGTAATTTCCCAATCTCTATCATAGGTAAATGGAGTTGTGCCGCCTGGAGACAACGGGTTGGTATTAATATTTAAAACTTTGATTACATCTTTAACAACAGTATTATTACGAGTATCATAAATTTTATCGCTAGAATCAAAGAAGAATCTTACCTGTTGGGCACTTTCAAATATGTAACGTGTTAATCTACTAGTCACTGTATAGTATTCTGTATCTGTCGTGAATAGCACTAGCCAACTACTGTCCGTTTTAGAATTAGTGGCGTCGCCTTGCCTACCAAGGCTAAAGACTTCGCTAGTGTTAAGATTTGTCTCTGTAATAATTTTCCATAATCTTGTTTCAATATCATATCGAAGACCGAATTTTTTATTTCCAAACACCAAATCTACCATGGCAGTTATAGTACTGGATTCTATGCTGGTTCTCCAAGCAGGAATGATTTCAGATAATACTGCAGTATTTGGAACTATATCATTTAACACAATAGGTCCTGATTTATCAAACAACAGTCCAGTACCATTGGCTGTTCCATCTCCCGCTATTGATACTGCTTTTGTCCAAATGAATGTAGCAGAATTCAATACTGTGGCAGAGCCAGGCACCAACTCATTGTTTTTTGTTTTATCAAAGTAATAACCGGCGGGCGCTGTAAATTTTATCAAGGCACCCACTGTAAAAAATCGTAACAGGGTACCAGTATAAGAAGAAACTTTTTGCTTTGTACCCGATACAGTATCTTCAATGTAGCCAGTACTCTGATTAACATCCAATGTTCTGTTGTACCATTTAACTTCTAATAAATTTACAGGAATTTTTTCAAAATTATCGTAGTAAAAATTTTTAAGATTAGATGATTTTAAAACGTCTGACAATTCATTATAAAGAATTGCCTCTATGTCTGTTCTAGTGGCGTACTTAAATCTAAAACTGTCAGAGAATTCTTGTTTATATATTAAACCGTCATCCGCAAACAAGTTAGTTTTGCTGTACTTGCCTGTTGGGTCTACTAGGTCAAAATATCGACTGATACCGCTTGAACTGCGGTTAACTGCTTTTACTTTTACAACTTGCTGATTAACACTTAGAGGACTAATATTGTAATCTTCTCCTGTAATCATTCTATTTTGTGTATAGTACGTGGCAGGAGCATTAGTCTTAATACTGTCGTTAGTTTCGGTTGGGCCACTATTAGACACGCTTGATTGTAAACTTAATGTCACACTCAATGTTTCAACTTGGCCAACTTGACTAATATAAGGAATATCTATGCTAACATTCTTAATATCTTTAGGATTAACAGTATAGTTTAGTCCGTTGCTGGTTCTGTAGTATGTTCTAAATGTGCCTTGTGGTAAATTACCAAACACACCGTCACTGAACACTAAACTAACTCTGTCACTGGCTCTAGTTACTACACCATATATGTTTCGGATGCTTTTGTTAAGACTATTATAGATAACATTATTGCCTTCGAAACTAGGGACTTGTGCCCAATACTCACTTTCCGTTCCGTTGTTATCTAGTCTATATAACCACACATCACTGTTGTTAATGTTAACTGCGTCTAGGTCAACTGATTCGTCTGTGGCTGGCTGGCTCAGTGTAAAGCTGCCTTGATTCAATGTACCTTGAGTAAATCTTAAAAAGAATCCTGTATTGCTACTGCCGTTGCCGCGGCCGCTGTCTCTGTACAAGAATGACAAACTGTTTCCTATGCTAGGAGGTTCTTCATATATTTCAGTTTTACCAGCAAACGTTGTACTTACAATTTCAAAATTCATACTGCGGCCATCTACTGGTTTGTTAAAAGAGTATACCGGTATAGAAGTGCTCACTGTTTGAAATCTATATTGTTCAGTGGGAATACCATAAATTTCTTGTTTTGCGTCTGGATTTCCATACTGTCTAGTTGCCGGCAAGGCCGCATTGATAACTTTAATAAACTGGTCGTACCAATTGGTGTTAGCTGGATCATTCCACGCAACAACCTGATTGGCTAGATTTCTGCCGTTGCTGTCATACACTGACTGAGTAGTACTTACAGTATTAAATTTCAACAAGCCCGATGCAGCAATATTACGTTTTGTTTTATAACTTAATAAACGTGCTAGACGCAACACACTTTCGCGTCGTTCTGCTAGCTCTAGGAAGTTTTCACGGGCATTTAAATCAACACGGAAAGCTATGCTTTGGCCCAAGAACGCAATCATGTCGATTAGGGCAAGGTATTCGCTTGATTCAATATAGTCGTTGAAATCTTCTGGATAATTCTCGCGGATATAACTAATCATCACGCGGCGTAGATTTTCAAAGTCGTAGCTTTGGAAATCGGCATTACGGAAGCTCTGGTATATACGTTTCCAGTCTTCTGCTACTAGTAATCTATTTTGTCTATCTGTTGCTGACATATCTGCTTCCCATATACAGATATTTATCGGTTTTATTATATGCTATTTTAATTAGCCGATTAGACCATTTGCTTGGTCAAATTTAAATTGGAGAGATTCTTGTATGTTATAAGGAAGATAAGTCAGCGTACATTCTATTTGTAGGCCGCTTTCGTAGGTTGTAACAATTACATTGTTGGCATTGACCCGAGGATCGTAATTGATAATCTGTTCAACGTTTTTTACAATAAGTTGTTTTAGATCTTCCGTCAACGGTTCAAATAATACATCCCATATGATAGTGCCGAACGTAGGATTTTCTAACCGTTCGCCTTGACGAATATGAAAGTGATTGATAATATCTTGTTTAATTAAGGCTAGATCATACAGGCTATAGCTCTTGCTGTCGCCGCTGACACTGCTAAAACCTTTGTAGGTTTTAGATCCAGGCACAGTTGCTCTGCCGGCAGGGCCTTTTAGTACTACCTTGTTAAATAATTTCTGATTGGCTGTCATAGTAGTATTTACTCCTCGTTCTCGGGTGGCATTTCCTTGGAGAATGTGTCGGTTATTGTAGAATATTTTTTCCAATACTCCGGTACAGGAATATCACTGCCTGCTTCCCTATCAGTCAAGTCAGGTTTAAAACTAGCAGGATCTAAATTTTCGTGATGTGGCCAAGGTTCGTGGCTTGGAATACGTAACATAATACTGTCTGTTGTACTTTCAGTTTCGTCTGGATTAGCAAAAGTAGTCAATGGTTCAGGGGCTGTAGCAGCGACTGCACTAGCTGCAGCTGGGCCGTTTAGATTAATATTGCCACCGGAAATTGTAGTGTTGGCAGCGGCAATTTCCATATTTCCGCCAGATGTTAATTTGTTTGCGCCGCTGGTGTTAAGGTCAAATCCGCCACCAACTGTGATATTGGTTTGATCCGCAACGGTTTCATCGTGTGTGCCGCCAACTTGTATAAAATTGTTAGAATCAACAATTAGAATTTTGTCTGTGCCAATTTCTGTTTGATGGCGGGCGCCTACTTTTAAATTAAAATTTCTACCAACTTCTATGTTAAAATCTCTATCAGCGTAAAAATTAAAATCTTGTTTAGTACGTATGCTTATACTGTCTTCGGCAAAAATATCAATTTTACCATCGCTAGACATTTCTATCCAGGTTGTGCCGCGGGCGTTACCTATGTAAATTAAGTCTTCGCTGTTGTGCATCAAAATTTGATGGCCAGTTCTAGTTCTAAATCGTATTAATTCATTGTGTGGAATTTCTGGAAGCCCATCATCTTCGTCTTGTTCAACGGCGGCATAGTCAGGAGGACCGTCACTAGCAGTAGTACGACGAAGGAATTTATCATCTCCATCATCCATAACCACACTGCTGCCGCCCAGTCTGCTGATAAATCCGGCGGCAATCTTGTGCTCGTCTTTACCAAACTTGCCTTTAGGAGCGCCGCTTCGTTTATCAATTGGGCCAGGAGTGCTGATGCCAAATACCATACTGGGTATCTCTCTCCTGGCACTGCTGGTTGTGATACCCCTAATATCGTCTTCTATCAGGCCTTGTTCGTCTAAGATATCCTGCAGTGGGCTGGCAGGTTTAAGAATTTTAGTAGGATCTGTGGCTGCTTCTCTTGCTTTTTTATTATATTCAGCAACGGGCACACGTTCATATGTACCGTCTATATTATATTTTGTGGCAGCATGTCCAGGAACTTGAAAATTCATATTTTCATCAGGTACACATCCTATCCAATAACCTTTACGTGGATCACCATCAATAAAGATAACCATGACAATAGTACCAACATCAGGAGGAATGAACCACATGCCGTAACTTTTTTGCGTGGCATTATAGTCATCTTCTTCCGTGATAAACTCTACATTAGTTTGTCCGCCAAACGGTGTTAGATATTTTACTTGGTGTAGCTGGCCTTCTTTAGCTTCGTCATTACCTACTTCTCTTAATAGCTGTACCTGTAGCGTACCCATGTAGGTAGGATCCAAGTGACTGATAACTTTTGCTAAGAATGGGCCCGGCTTTTGTTCAGCACTGCCTGTGGGTTGTCGTGTATCTTCTGCCATTTGTTATCCTGCGAAATCGCCTAGGGCTGCGTTGTTAGCTGATATTTGATCATCTGTCAGTGGAGCTGTTTGTGGTCCTTCTGCAGCCCACTCTGTTATTCTTGCCTGAGTAGCTTCATCGTCTTCTGCAGCATATTCATTTTCTGTAGGCGCTGAAGCTGTCTGTGGAGGCTTAGTGCTCTTAACTTCTTGACCTGGTAATCTACTTAATTTTAAAGTTTGTGTAAATTTACCTCTCCTAAAATTAGACGTAACAAGCGTGACAAGATAAAGTCCACTAAACTGTGGAACTCCAGCGGTTGTACTAAAATCATACACACCATCTTCTAGGTTAATATCAATTGGAGTTCTAAAATTAACAGTAATTAATACTCTGCCGCTTTGATAATTCATTGCTCCGTCAGCATTGATAAATTTATTATCTGTAGCCACTGCGCTATAGTTGCCCATACCACTGTCTCCTAGGAAATAAGGATCTCCTAGAATTGTTAAATTCAAATTGATCATGCTAGTATTGCTAGTAATGCTGTCGTGGAATTGTCTAGCGGCAATACTGGCATTATCGTCAAGGCCGCCACCTCCTTTGCCGCCAGTCATGGTCATAATTCCGTCTTTTAATACAGTAGTGGGAATTTGTCCTTCTTTAGGTTTTTCACCGTCTGGTGTTTTATTATCTGGATCGCCTTCTACTCCAGAGCCAGCATTTGCTTTTTGCTCTTTATCTCCGCTATTCTTGCCGGCGTCGGCGCTCATCTGTGTAAAAAAGCTGGCATTAAATTCTATATCAAAATCCATTACATCTAAATTTTTGCCTGTATAGATATAATTGTATTCTTTAATAACTTGTTCTTTGGCTTTTTCTGTTCCAGGGTTTGGAGTGTTCGGAGGTAAAAATGCGCTGGCAGAAGCATCGTAAGGAACAATTCTATAAACAATTAATTTAGGCTTAACCCCTGTTTTTTTAATATTTTCATCTGAAGGAATATAGTACAAGTGTGTTTCAACTCTCCACCACTGTACTGTACCTTCAGGAGTTATTTGACTTAGAGCGGTTCTTCCGTATTCGCTCATCAAGATCACTTGATTGATAGCGTTAACAACATCGCTGCCTTGGGTAAATTTAAATTCACTAGATTCAGGATTGATAGAAATAGCGCCACGCTTGTAAGTTCCAGATTTTTCATCGTAGGCAAGATTATCTTTAGCAAACGGAGTAGCACCTTTATTATACAAGTTGAATCCCATTGTACTTTTACCAACATCATTCATTTCAGATTCATCTTGTACTTGTGTTTTGTTAATGCTGCTGGTGGTGACTCCTAGTTTTTTAAACAAGTTCATGTCCCCACCAGATGAACTATTAGGGTTTATGGTTGCACCAGCACTAGAAGTAGAATCATTACTGGGAGGATTAGCATCACCTGTTTTTAAATCTTTAGGAAAACTAATTAATATTTGATCAGCCACAACAACATCTTTACGTTTGACTGCTTCATTTAAACGTGTATTCAAAACTGCTTGTAAACTTTTCTCTCCAGTTTGTAACATTTCTCCCACATTTTTTCCTGTTATCGACACATCTGTTTTTAATTCAGAATATACTTTACTATAGGCTTTTTCGTTAACTGGGTATGCAGAAATGTCATACTCGGCACCTTTGCCTGTGGCTCTCATGGAAAATTTATAAAGTTTAATAGGAAAATATTTTGTTGTTTTATCTATTTGTACGTTTTGTAAATCGGCATCAATATGTCCTTTGAATTCCATACTTAGTAACAGGGGCATTTCCAAATAATTCACATGACCCACATTTTTTGCAGCAACTTGTAATGTTTGAAAAAACATTCCCATACTGTAAGGTTCGATCAATTTAAATTTAAGGCCCGTGGCATTGGTATTACCAGTACTTTGATCAAAACCTACGGAACTATTGATCTGTACATCTTCAATATAAAAATCAAAACTGCCGTCAGGGTTTGATTTTGTTTTGTTTGCGGTAGGTACCCTGTCTGAAGGGTTGCCGTTGCCGCTTTTTAAAATTATTGGGCCTAATAGACCTTTACGATAAGTCTCATTTGGAAAATTTAAACTGGCATCATCTAATACACTTAATGTGAAAATATAATTGTAACTGGCATATTGATGAAGTATGTTAGGAAACGGCGGTTTAGCTTCTAACGCCACTTGCGTCTGGGCCTTGGTAGCGTTTTCAGTAAGATTACCTAACTTGTTTATGTTACTTTTAGCTTGTTGTATGGCGTTTTCTAATTCGGCAACCCCTGGCAAACTAGAAGTGATGTTACTTATGTTGACGCTTAATCCTGATTTAATAGCATTTGCAGCACTGGTGATACTATTACTGGCAGCTGAAAGACCTTTAGCAACACCTGTATCCGATAAAACTTTATTAACTGTGTTAGAAGCAGTGGTGGCAGCACTGGCAAGATCAAAAGATGGCATATTAGACTCCTAACACTTTCGAAAGTCCTGAGCGTTTAGGAATATAGATTTCTACTCCTGGAATAAAATCATATATTGGATCTTGAAGTACGTCAAGATTACGTTGTATGAATACCCACCACAGTTTAGATGTGCCATATAGGTCATAGGCCAATAGATCAGGCCTGTGAGAATACTGAGGTTCGATAGTATAAAGAAAATCATCTGGCTCCGAGCTAACTGGTCTAATAGACAAGATTCCAAGATAATTTTGAATCACCGAAGTATTAAACCAAGGACTCGAACTTGTGTAAGTAGCGGCCATTATACATAACCTCCGTTAACATAATCACCTTTAACAAATTTCTGTAAACTAAATCTACGAACAGCTTCTCTACTATAGATAGGACGCACTGTTATTTGTAATTCACTTTTGACTGGCACCCAACTGTTACCAGATGTGGCAAAACTGCCACCACCTGCAAGAGCAGTTACACCTGAAATTAATTTGCCAACGCCTGCTACGGCTCCACCTATTGCACCAATTGTTCCTAGAGCATTGGCTATTTTATTTGCTCCCAAAGCGCCTGCTAGTCCTGCTAGACCAGCTGATACGCCTGCTATGCCAGCTACAGAACTAAGTGCGCCACCGAGGCCGCCAGTTACCTCACTACCTGCGAATGCTGTACTTGTATTAATATAGTTTGTGTCAGCAGGCAAATTGATAGAAAAACTTTCAATCACTACCGGAATGTTTTTAAAAACATAATCACCGTAGCCGTTTAATTTAAAAATAGGAGGAGGATTGCCTTGAAGGTCACCTTCGCCGGTAAACATCTTTGTGGCACTTCTTAGACAGTGTACAGCGGCAAGCCAATACATTGCCTGCTCTCCATCTTCAACGTTGAACGCACCATTTATTGAAATTGTGTTTGCTCTACTGTTTTGATAATAGACAAATCCGTAATTGCTATGCGTAAAATTTTCTTCGCCGTAACTGGCAGTACTTGAAATGGCAATGCTGGGCGTATAAGGAAAAACTAGTCCACCTGCTTGTACTAACGGGCTTAACATTGGACTACTGGAAAATGCAGGCGGAATTGCCAAACGTACACGCCAATCGCTGCTGGCATCGGCTCCGCCAAACGAAACACCGGCTGCGCTGGATGATCCTGATTCGCCACCTTTCGGTAGGTTGATGCTCCGTAATGACGAGATCAAGGCAGCTGGGTTAGATAAATTATTAAGCGCACCGGCTAATCTACCTGCAGTCGACAATGCGCCGCCAACAGTACTGGCTGCTGTATTCAATATTGATCCAAAATCTGCCATTGATTTCTCCTTTTGTCTTCTATTTAGTTGACAAAATAATCTGGGTAGTTTATAATAGTACTAGAACCTAGGACTCGCATGAAAGTTAATTACTTAAACAACAAAGATTTATTAGAAGAAATACACAAAAGCAAAAATACATTCTGCTCATTTACCCAACCAGAATATCATCGTTATGATTTGATATTGCCCACTGTTGATAAAATTAACATTCGAACTGTTGCTGAAGCTAAACGGGCACAGGCCAAACGAATGAGTCAAGAGGCGTATGCTCGACGTAAAGCTGCCGGGGAAAAAGTCAAACAAGCAGACTGCGAAGTGGACTATAAAAAGATTGCTAAAACAGACATTGTGTTTAGAATTATGTCGTTTGAGCACATTCCGTTAAACGGTACCCGTAAAAAAAATCCAAAGACCATAGCGGATCATAGAGATAAAGTTAATTTTCCTCCATTTCAACACTGGAAGTTCGACGATAAAGATATTTTAGTATGTGTTGGAAAAAGTCACTGGAAGGGTGATTTAGAAACTGGTAAATTTAACAAAGATCACGGGCAGATTACAAATACACTTGCCCGTATGTACATTAAATTATGTGAACGATATGCCACAAGAGGCAATGTACGAGGTTATACTTACAACGACGAAATGAAAGGACAGGCTATTTTACAACTAACACAAATTGGTTTACAATTTGATGAAAGCAAAAGTGATAACCCATTTGCCTACTTTACGGCAGCGGTGACTAACAGTTTTGTTCGCATTATTAATTTAGAAAAACGTAATCAAAATATTCGTGACGACCTATTGGAGATGAATGGCATGAATCCTAGCTACAGCAGAACTGGCGCTGGTGAACATGCAAATGCTATAAAACGTTTCGAAGGTGAATCAGGTGAGTAATTTATTTAAAAAAGTTGCTTGCTTTACAGACATACATTTTGGATTAAAATCAAACAGTCAAACACACAATCAAGACTGTGAAGATTTTGTTGATTGGTATATTGCAAAGGCCAAGGAGAACGGATGTGATACAGGTATTTTTATGGGCGATTGGCATCACAACCGCAATAGTCTTAATATTACAACTATGGACTACAGCCTTAGAGCCCTTGAGAAACTGGGACAGGCTTTTGATAAGTTTTATTTCTTTCCTGGTAATCATGATCTTTATTACAAAGACAAGCGGGATATTCACAGCGTCGAATTCGGAAAGTATATTCCTGGAATTACTGTGGTACACGAACCTACTACTATTGGCGACGTCACCTTATGTCCGTGGCTTGTCGGAGACGAATGGAAAACCATAGGCAAGAAAGGTGGCAAATATATCTTTGGTCACTTTGAATTGCCCAGTTTCTTCATGAATGCCATGGTTCAGATGCCGGATCATGGTGAAATTCAGTTGGATAGTTTTAAAAACTACGAACTTGGGTTTAGCGGACACTTTCATAAACGACAACAACGTCAAAATATGCATTACATTGGTAATGCGTTTCCGCACAACTATGCTGATACGTGGGACGACGAACGCGGCATGATGATTTTAGAGTGGGATGGTGTGCCCCAGTATATTAACTGGACAGAGTGTCCTAAATTTAGAACTATTAAATTAAGTCAGTTGATTGACGAAGCAGATACGCTGATTACCAGCAAGATGCATCTGCGAGTAAGTCTCGACATTGACATCAGCTACGAAGAAGCTAGCTTTATCAAGGAAAAATTTATTAGTGATTATGATATTAGAGAACTAACACTGATATCTGAAAAGAAAGAAGTTGAAATCAATACTGATATCAATATACAAGCATTTGAAAGTGTGGATCAAATTGTGAGCAATCAGTTGGTCAATATCGAAAGTGACACTTTCGATAGTAAAGTATTATTGAGTATCTATAATAGCCTATGACAATTAAAATTAAAGAACTAACTGTTAAAAATTTCATGAGTGTGGGTAATCAAACCCAAGCGGTAGACTTCTGTAAAGAACAACTTACCCTTGTACTAGGTGAAAACCTAGATCAAGGTGGAGATGACAGTGGAAGCCGTAACGGTACCGGTAAGACTACCATTATCAATGCCTTAACCTATGCGTTATACGGCACAGCATTGACCAATATCAAGAAAGATAACTTGATCAACAAGATCAATGGCAAAAACATGTTGGTTACACTGAGTTTTGAAAAAGACGGTAACAAGTACAAGATTGAACGGGGTCGCAAACCTGCTATCATGAAGTTCTATGTGAACGATCAAGAACACTCTGTTGACTCTGCTGATGACAGTCAAGGTGACATGCGGGAAACGCAAAAGGACCTTGATGACTTAATGGGTATGAGTCACGATATGTTTAAGCATATCTTGGCTTTGAATACCTATACCGAACCGTTCTTAAGCATGAAAGCCAACGAACAACGTGCTATCATTGAACAACTGTTAGGCATTACCTTACTAAGTGAAAAGGCAGAGGCTCTTAAAGAGCAAGTGAGAGTAACTAAAGATCAAATTTATCAAGAGAACGCAGATATCGAAGCTGTAAAGAAGTCTAATGAAAAAATTCAATTGAGTATTACTGGTTTGGAGACAAGACTGAGTGCTTGGTATGCTCAGCAACGAACAGATTGCGATAGAATTACCAAGTCCATAGAAGAACTACAAGCAGTAGACATCGAACGAGAACTCACAGCTCACGCTAAGTTAAAAACATACAATGAGCAAGCAGCTAAAATAAAAAGCCTTAACAAAGAAAAGGCCACAATTGAAACTGCGTTAATTCAAGCTGATAAAAGTGTAACCAAATACACAAAAGAAATAGAGCAACTAAAAAATAACACTTGTCCAGCTTGTGAGCAAGAGCTACACACCCACAAGCATGAAGAAATGTCCGTGCTTGCTGAAAAGAATCTAGCAGATGCTTACACATATCTTCAAAGCCTCAGTGATAGCTATGCTATTATTGTGACTGAGCTTGAAGGTATCGGCGATATCAACGGTAGGCCAACAACTTATTACGATACACTAGAAGAAGCTCTTAAACATCAAAACAATTTAACCAGTTTAGAAACTGCGTTGGGTGCTAGACAGCAAGAAACAGATCCTTATCAAGAACAAATAGATGATTTGCGTAATACTGCGCTTCAAGAAATCACATGGGATAGCATAAACAATCTCAATGTACTTAAGGGCCATCAAGAGTTTTTGCTCAAGTTGCTGACCAGCAAAGATAGTTTTATCCGTAAAAAGATCATAGATCAAAATCTTGCCTACCTTAATAATAGGCTTACCTACTATTTGGATAAAATGGGATTACCCCACACAGTGGTATTTCAAAATGATTTAACTGTGGAAATTACACAACTTGGGCAGGATCTAGACTTTGACAATTTGTCACGTGGAGAACGCAATAGGTTAATTTTAGGATTAAGCTGGAGTTTTAGAGATGTGTGGGAAAGTTTGTATCAAAGTATCAACTTGTTATTCATTGATGAACTTATTGACAACGGACTAGATGCCGCAGGCGTAGAAAATGCCTTAAGTGTCTTAAAGAAGATGGCTAGGGAACGTAAGAAAAACATTTATTTGATCAGTCACAAGGACGAATTAATCGGACGAGTGAACAATGTACTCAAAGTGATTAAAGAAAATGGATTCACTAGCTATGCTAATGACTTAGAAATTGAAAATTGATGGAAGACGCACATACCAGTCTAATGAGAAAAGTACATGAGTACTACAAGCTACACCAGAGATGGCAAGCTAGACAAACTCATGTGGCTGGTATCGAGCTACGACGGCTCTTGGCTGAAATAAGAGACTTAACAATCACTAGGCGCGAAGAAATACAGGCAATTAGGGCAACTAAACCAAAAGTTAAAAGTCCCAAGTACAAAGAATCACTTTTAAAAGATCAAGAGGCCAATAAGAACTAACTAGTTGATGTCATGGTATTATCAAAACACAATAGTCGAAACCTTACCTGAAGTATGTATTGGATTTGTCTATTGTATCACTAATAACATCACTGGTCGAAAATATATAGGCAAGAAATTATCAAAATTTTCTAAAACAACTTATAAAACAGTAAAACTCAAGAACGGCACCAAGAAGAAAAAGCGGATTAAATCCAAAATTGATTCTGACTGGCGTGAATACTATGGCTCAAACGACCAACTAAACAAAGACGTAGAACAACAAGGCAGAGAAAATTTCCATAGAGAAATAATTTATTACTGCACATCAAAGGCTGAATGTAGTTATATCGAGGCAAGAGAACAATTCTCCAGGCGGGTATTAGAATCAGATGACTACTACAACGGACAAATCGCTGTTCGTGTACACGGCTCACACATCAAAGGCAAACAACTAAACGGTTAAGGCTTCCACCGGCTAATCTCGGGTGGCGAACAGAAGAAACCTGGACCCAGTGTCGCAGGGATCCGTAGACTCTTGCCGTTAAGAGCACTCAATCAGTATCCTTTACAGGACCAGGATCGCAAAGCTGCCGCGGTTTGATTGTTTCAAGGATTTCAAAGGCAAAAAGAGGGAGAAATACCCACGTTTGCTAGCATGTTAGCGTATGTTAGTGGACCGCCGTCATAATAAAGACACAGCTCGAGGTACCGGATGACCGCCTCTGTAACTGCTGTAACGCTAAGTGGATTGTGCAACTCAGATAATGTTCAATTTTCTTTGCCCGCAAGGGCAAAGTGTGACTGAACAATCTAGATAATACTTAAATGCTTCGCATTAATAATAAAGAAAATAGTTCGAGCGTGAGCGAAGAACAGTTGAACGTAGTTCAACTTTAAATAAATATATATTATGAAAGTCCATCAAATAGTCTCTGAAAGAACTGAATCATTGAATGAAGCCGTACCTCTTGTAATAGCAGGTATTGGAATAGGTACAATAATTACCGCAATCTCTGTAGGCATGAGTGCTTGGAGTGCCTACGAAATATACAAATTCATTGGCAAATACAACCAAGATCCTGAATCAATTACTGACGACGAATGGAATGATCTATTCATAGATGCTGTACTATTGTTTACACCTGGCTTTGCCAAGCTGGGTAAAGCAGGAATACTTAAACTTATTCCTAAGTCATGGCAAAGTAAAGGCGGCAAGTGGTTAAAAAAGAAAGTTACTGAGCGTCTTGCCCAATTAGAAAAAACAGTAGCTAAAACAGAAAAAATAAACTTGAGAAAATTTGACCCTGACAGTAAAGTAGGGTTTGAAAAAATTAAAGCCTACTTAAAAATGCGTGGTGCCAATGCTTCCATGAAGGCAGCAGCCCAGGCAAGGATGGGATTTATACCCGATGTAGCCATGACTGTGATAAAAACTGTTGTGGGTTTAGAATTTGTAAGAGAATACTACGTGGATTTGTCCGTGTTAGAGGAAGACTACCAAGATTATAAAGCTGGCAAAGATTCTCCTTTTGGAAAAATGTCAGAGCAAGAAGCCTATAACAAGTATCAACAGTTAAGAAAGAAACTGTTAGGAGAATTGGCCATTGGTGTTGCCTTAAATACTGGAGTGGCCAGCAAATTCTTTGGCGCAATGTCAGGCATGTTTAAAGGTATTGCCACAGGTGCAGCTACACTGGGCGGCGCCAGCATTACAACAACAAAATATTTAGGTATGTTTGTTAGCTTGCCTACTAACGTGGCAAAAGGTATTTCTAAATTAATTGAAATGGGGCCTGCGGCCCCAGCTTTCTTGATATTCATGCGTACCAGTGCTGGTAAAGAATTTTTAAATAGTTCTTTGGTAAGAGCAATTACTGAACCAACAGGGGCATTGACAGCAGCCGCTATTGATTTACTAGAAAAAGGATTACAGGAAGCTGGACTACTAGATGGTCCACTACCTGGTAAGACCGCAGTAAAACCACCAACTGGTGATGCTGCCGATGGCGCAAGACAAGCTACAAATGGTATGAATATTCAATGGGTTGGCAAGAAACTTTACATTAATAATCAACAAATTAGTGATGAAAATGGATATCGTCTAGTAGGCAACGACAAACTTAATGACATAAAAGCTAGGGTTGGTGTTGCCGGCATTCCTGATCCTACTTTAAAAATACAGGACGACCCTAAGAAAAAATACGGCGTCTATGGTTACGACGAAATTAAATAATAGCCATACGGCTATTTTTGGTAATTTCAATATTTTCTTTTATAATCTCATTCATGATCTGCCTATCCTCGTAGCCGTAAACGTGCATTAGATCCTGACTGCTTACTCCGCCTCGCATGTACCAACTTATGCGAAAGATTTCATCTTTTATTTGTTTTGTATCTAATTCTAAACTGTTAACCAACTCTTCGATGTCAGATCTAGACAAGGGTAACAGTTTTATACGAAAAAACTTGATTGGTCCATTACAACTTCAATAGCGTTTTCAGTGCCACAATTGCCGCAAATGACTTTTTGTTTTGGCATCTCCCAAAGTTCTTTATTCTTTTCAAGTTTACTCTTGATAAGAGTATAATGTTCTCGGTTAGTGTTAGACAACCACTCTCGAATATGATCTTTCTCAGTTACTAATACATTGGGAATTTGAACTGACTCAATGGCAGTTAAAAATACATGTACTTGTATTTCAGCTAGTTTAGCATAGATATCATCCATGACTTGTTGCCTACGGTCGATATCTATATCAGCAATCTGACCAAGCATTTTTTGTAATTTAAAATTTTCCAAGTTTACTATTGTCATTTCTTCGTAGCTTAACGGCTTAAAGTTAATGGTAATTTCTTCGTCAACTACTAGTCTATTGTCAAAATTCTTATCAGCATAGTGATCCATGACACTAGTTAAATCAATGGCAAAGTCGTTTTCAGTACCACAGTTAGTACAGGTATGTCCAATACTCATTTCTTTACCGTATGTTGCCATTCTAATGGAAACTAATAATACATCTAGATCAATACTGGGCACTTTATGTGCGTCTGTAATATATGGACAACAACTTTCTATTAATTTTACTGTGGCTTCACCGTTAAACAAGCTGTCAGGTGTTTTCATTATGAGTTCATCCATGCCAGTCATGGCAAAAATTGGCACTTTACTAACATCTCCTTGTAGAGTACCTTCCTCGTAGTACAGCCCTTTGCTGGGCAAACTGATAAACAACTTGGGTTGTCTAAAGTATTTTTGTAATGGATTCATAGCTTTTTTATCCCGATAAATATATTATACGATTATTTATGTGCGTAGTTTTTTGGAAATTTTAATATGGCTTTAGATAGAAATGATCAGTTAATGATGCAACAAGCGTTTGAAAACGCTTTGAAATCTAGTGGCCGCGGCCCTGTAACTGTAGGTGGCGGAGGTGCGCCACCAAGCGGTGGTGGCAATCAAGGGTTTGACACAAGTAAAGTTAAAGAAGGCTTGAAAGATGGCGCAGAGTCTTTCCTACATGCTGCTAAGTCAAGTGCTGATACGTTCCAAGGACTTAGCAAACATGGCGCTAATTTTAGCAATGACCTAATTGGCATGAATGTTGCTGCCGCTGGCAGTAGATTGAGCCTAAATGATTTCGCTAACGTTATTGCTAATAACGGAAAACAAATGGCCGGCCTTGGTGGCAGTGTCACTCGCGGTGCTGAAGCATTTGGCAAATTAAGCAAGAGTTTCTTTGATAGTAACGCTGGCGACGAACTACAGCAGATGGGATACAATGCTAAAGAACTTAACGAAGTTCTTGCGTTACAAGCCAGTACACAACGTTACACTATGGGTATTGAAGGTGCCGCAGGTGTAAAATCAAGAGAAGCTGCAGCTTCATTAGCTAAAGAGATGGATGCCATTGCCAAACTCACAGGCAAAAGTAAAGAAGAACAAATGGAAGCTGCTAAGAAACGCAGCACCGACGGACAAATTGAAGCAAAGTTAAGATTAATTGGAATTGAACAAGGTGCCGCCGCAGAAGCGGCAGCAAGAGAAGGATTCCAAAAACAATTTGCTCAAGCAGAAGCTCGCGGTATGGGACAAATGGCAAAAGAAATGTTTGCCACTGGAACAGTTACTAGCGAAGAAGCTGCCACTCAATACGCATTACTAGGCGAGGCCGCACAGAAAACTGGCGAGCAAATGGGCCACTTGGCCAAAGGTAACATTGTTGCAGCAGAAGCAGCCAACAAGGAAGCAGAAGCAGCCAACGCTCGTAATCAAAGAGATCCAACACTTTTACGAATGGCCGCCATGGGAGATGCTGCAGGCAGCGTAGGTACAATTTTAAAGAAGAGTACAGAAGACAACATGGCATTACACGATAGTGTAATGAGTGTAGTAAAAGGAAATACAAACTTATTAAAAAGTCAAACTGATTATGCTACTGCCCTTAGCAAAATTAGAACTGATATTATAGCAAGTCAAGAAGGTCGATTAAAACCTGGCGGAGAACGTGTTAGCGGAGCAACTCAAGGAGTTATAGCAACACAAATAGCTGGACAAAATCTTGGAGCAGGTGTTGCTGCCGCATCGGAAGTTAAGAATAAAGCGACCGGCGAAAGCATTGCCGGTGGCGCCCGTCGTATAGGTGAAATTGGAGAACAAACTGCTAACAATCTAGCAGGTCCGGGTAAGAATGCCGCAGTCAATATGGAAGATGCCGCCAGGAAAGGTCAAAACCCACAACCGTTTGTGCCCAAGCCAGGCGAAGGCAAATACGAAGCAGAAGCAAGAAAAGAAAACGAAAGTGGCGGTGTAGTTGGTGAAATTACAAAAGCTCTGAGTAATTTATCAAACATTGGAGCCGACACTCTAAATATTACTGGTAAGGTTACAGGTTTAACACGACATGCAGATGGCGGATATGTTAGCCAACCAACACTGTCAACTTTAGCAGAAGAAGGTCCTGAGTTTGTATTAAACCAAGGACAGATGAAGGACACTATTGCTGCTGCTGGCATGAGTGGTGTTAAGAATATACTTGGAAAACTTCCTCCTCCAGACTTGGACACTAAAGAAGACAAATTTAAAGCAGCATACGAATCAATGAAAGGTATGGCTCCGCCAAGGGGAAATCCTACAGGTGGCATGGACGGATTTGACTTGAGCAGTATATCCAAAGCTATTAGTATGCCAGCCAAAGCACCTGCCGTTGATATGGCTGGCATTGCCAAAGCTATCAGTATGCCTGCTAAGACAGAACCTAATATCAATATGACAGAAATGTCTAAGACTATTAGCACATCAATCAGTTCCATGACTGGCGGCGAGTCAACTACTAAACGTGTTCAAAGTGATGACAGTAAGAGTGCTGAAAAAGAAATGTCAGAATTAAAATCAAAGTTTAATGAAGACATGGCCGCAAGAAAAAACATTCTGATTGAAGGAATGGCTGTTGAAGATAGAAAATTTTCCAAAGTCCAAGCTGTTATGAAGGCAGACGACGAAGCAATAAAGATAAAAGAAGAATTTTCAAAAAAACAGGAAGAGCTACAAAAGAAAATTGCTGACGGTATCACATGGGAAACCAGTAAAAAACAAGAATCAGTTGAAGAGACTAAAAAACTTGTTACAGAACAACTAGCAGTAACTTTACAAGGACAAGAAGCCAGATTATCTGAAATAGAAAAAGAAGAAGCGTTAAAATTAATTGGTATCGAACAAGGTGCCGAAGCAGAAAAAGCAGCTAGAGAAAAGTATCAAAAAGATACTTCATTATTAAACATGGCTGCTATTGGCGCAGAAGAACCAGAAGCCTCTATGGGTGCCGGCAAGTACTCAGCACCCATAGCAGCCACTCCTGCTATAGATTTGAATGCCATTAATTTGCCCGGCTTTGGAGCCCAAATGAAAGCCAATGCTGCCAGTGTGCCTGCTGCAGTAAATAAACCTGCAGAAGAAGCCAAAGCCCAAGCAGACGCGAAAGAACAAGCTGCCAAGGCACCAGCTGCCAAATCTCAAGCTGACGATAAACCAGCACAGCGAGGCGGCAAGACCGCTGCTCTAGAAGACGTAGTAAAGGGTTTAGATATGTTAAATATAACTATGAACAAGCTACTTTCACAGAGCGATGATTTGGGAAGAAAACAAATCACGGCGCTCGAGAAAAATCCAAAGAACATGTATAGTTAATTATGAGCTGGAAAAAATATTTCACCCCTGTTAATGTAAGATCATCGGGCTCAAACAGCAGTCCGTTAACTAATAGCGGCAACGGTGTAGGCCCAGCTAGAAAAAACTATTCTAGCTTTTTACCGGATGTTTATTCCGGCGCCCCTAATCGTATTGAACGCTATTTGCAATATGATACCATGGACATGGACAGTGAAGTCAATGCGGCCTTGGACATCATTGCTGAATTTTGTAGTCAAAAGAATAGAGAAAATCAAACACCATTCCATTTATTTTTCAAGAGCAAAGCTACTAATAGTGAAATTGCCATCTTGAGAGAATATCTACAGCAATGGACAAAATTACAAAAGTTCGAAACTAGAATTTTTAGAATTGTACGCAACGTATTCAAATACGGCGATGCATTCTTTGTAAGAGATCCTGAAAATAAAAAATGGGTTTACATAGATTCTAGTAAAATAGTTAAAATTATTGTGAACGAAAGTGAAGGCAAAGAACCTGAACAATACATTATTCGTGATTTAAATCCTAATTTTATGGACTTGGTCACAACCACTATTCAGCCCAACAATCTTAACACCAACAATCGCGGAACTAATTACGCTGGGCCCAACGGCAGCGGCCCCGCAAGAGGCATGACTGGTTCATATCCGCAAGGTGGCACTGTGGGCACACGCTTTGATACACAACAAAACGAACTAGCAGTAGATGCCAAGCATGTGATACATTTAAGTTTAAGCGAAGGTCTAGACAATAACTTTCCGTTTGGAAACAGTTTATTAGAAAATGTTTTTAAAGTATTCAAACAAAAAGAATTACTAGAAGATGCTATTTTAATCTATCGCATACAACGTGCTCCTGAAAGACGTATTTTTTACATTGATGTGGGTAACATGCCCAGCCACTTGGCCATGGGCTTTGTGGAACGTGTTAAAAATGAAATTCATCAAAGACGTATCCCCAGCGCAACTGGCGGTGGTACCAACGTTATCGATAGTGCTTACAATCCATTAAGCATTAACGAAGATTACTTCTTTCCAACCACAGCAGAAGGTCGCGGAAGTAAAGTTGAAACACTGCCAGGCGGTACAAACCTAGGTGAAATTGACGACTTAAGATACTTTACAAACAAATTATTTCGCGGTTTAAGAATCCCAAGTAGCTATCTGCCAACTGGTGCAGAAGACAGCCAATCACAGTATAACGACGGAAGAGTTGGCACAGCATATATTCAAGAATTGCGATTTAACAACTACTGTATGCGACTACAGAGCTTGATGCAAGATGTATTTGATCAAGAATTTAAACTGTATTTGTATGAAAGAGGCATCAATATTGACAGTGCTCTGTTTGAATTAAAGTTCCAACCGCCGCAAAACTTTGCCACTTATCGTCAAGCAGAGTTAGATAATCAGCGTATCAACACATACGGTACTATTAGTCAACAGACTTATATCTCAAAACGTTTTGCTTTGAAACGTTATCTAGGACTAAGCGAAGAAGAAGTTGCAGAAAACGAACGCTTGTGGGCTGAAGAAAACGGCAAAGGCAAGCCAACACCCACTGACAGTAGTGGAGAATTACGCGGCGTTGGAGTTAGTCAAGCAGGTATAGAATCTGATGCTGGCGCTGCCGCCGACACCGAAGCGCCACCAGGAATGGAAATGCCTGGCGCACCACCGGGAACAGCACCAGCAGCACCTGGGCCGGTTCCTACAGCACCGGCAGCATAAATAACGTATATGATACTACGAGAATTGTTTTACGTTGATAAAGATATTAGGGCCGTGACATCTGACAGTCGTTATGATGCTGGCCGTGACGACACCTCTGTGCGAAAAGGTGACACACGTAAAACTAGATTGACTTTAAAGCAGATAAACGAACTGCGTAAAGCCAGTGAACAGCATATTTTAGAACAAGAAAAAGAACTAGAATTTGTTGAACAGATGTATAAAGCACCAGCACAGCCTGTTGCTTAACAAAAATCCCCGAAAACTTACCATTTAAGCGTATATTTTACAGTTATATGTAAATATATCGACAGCCTTGCAATAAACACATAGGAGACAAACATGACTGATCGATCAAAGTTCGAGCAGATGCTCGAGTATCTAATTTCTGAAGAACAAGACAAAGCCAAAGAGCTTTTCCATCAACTGGTAGTTGAAAAATCTAGACAAATCTACGAAGAAATTCTTTCTGAAGACTTCGAAGAAGATGTTGAAGAAGGTAAAGACGACGAAGACGACGAAGATCGTACAGACGAAAATCGTGCAGACGAAGATGATGTTGAAGAGGGTTTCGGCTTTGAAGCTGACGACATGGGCGACGATGAAATGAACGGTGACGAAATTGGTGGCGATGCTACTGATGACTTCATGGGCGACATCGAAGCAGGTGATGACGAAGAAGGCGATGACATGGGCGGCGATGGCGACATTGAAGATCGTGTAGTTGACCTAGAAGATGCTTTAGATGACCTAAAAATGGAATTCGAAAAGATGATGGGCGGTGAAGGCGATGACATGGGCGACATGGGCGGCGATGACATGGGCGACATGGGCGGCGATGACATGGGCGACATGGGCGACGAAGAAGAAGTTAAAGATAGCTTCAGCATAGGCGACAACTTCATGCGCGAGTACATCGAAAAAGTAGCAAACCCAAAGCACGGTGATGACGGTGTTAACAACAAGTCAATCGTAGCAGGTAAGAACGATATGGGCGGTACAACTGCTAATATGACAAAAGGCGGTACTGAAGGCGGCAAAGGCGTACAAAGCGGTTTACTAAAGCCAAACACTAAAGAAGAAAACTTTGGTAATGTAAATGTACCAGGCGGCACTAATGCTAAACAGTTCTATAAAAAGAACGGTTCAGGCCACGGCGCTGAAAAGAAAGGCAACGGCGACAACGGTGACAAGGGCGCAGGCTCTCCAATCAACGGCGTCAAAACCAGAGCCAAATAAGGTTAAGTAGATGAATTATCTTCGTGAAAACCTGAGTTTCGACCAAGCAAAAATGGTCGTTGAATCCGACGGCGAAGGAGGCAAGAACCTTTATATGAAAGGTATTTGTATCCAAGGCGGCGTTAGGAATCAAAATCAGCGTGTTTATCCTGTTAATGAAATCGACAGGGCTGTCAAGACCCTGAACGATCAACTTGAAGGTGGATACTCAGTACTCGGCGAAGTGGATCATCCAGATGACCTAAAAATTAACCTTGACCGTGTGAGCCACATGATTACAAATATGTGGATGGATGGCCCAAACGGTTATGGAAAATTAAAAATCCTACCGACTCCAATGGGCAACTTAGTGAAAACTATGTTGGAAAGCGGAGTTAAGTTAGGAGTAAGCAGTCGCGGATCCGGTAACGTCAAAGAAGACGGATCCGGTGAAGTGTCAGATTTTGAGATTATCACAGTAGATGTGGTAGCTCAACCAAGTGCTCCGGGAGCGTACCCAACACCAATCTATGAACACCTTATGAATAATAAGGGAGGTTATAGTAGCCTTCGTATAGCGAAGGAAGTGCAGGGCGACCCTAAGGCGCAGAAATATCTCAAAGAGAGCTTATTAAGATTAATAAGCGGACTCCAATAAAGAGGAGAAACACATGTTGGAAGCACTAAAAAGTCTATTCGAAAACAATGTGGTTTCTGAAGATGTAAGAGCAGAAATTGAGAAAGCTTGGGATTCTCGTATCAACGAAAATCGTACACAAGTTACTCAACAACTAAGAGAAGAATTCGCACAACGCTACGAGCATGACAAGTCTGTCATGGTAGAAGCTGTTGATCGCATGTTGGGTGACCAACTACGCGAAGAAATCGCTCAATTTGTTGAAGATCGTAATCAATTAGCCGAAGCAAAAGCAAAAGTAGTGGTGAAAGCCAAGAAAGACGCAGAAAAAATTAAAGAATTTGTTGTGCGTCAGCTAGCTACGGAAGTTAAAGATTTACATGAAGATCAAAAACAAATGGCTGACAAGTTTATTAAACTTGAACAGTTCGTTGTAGAAGCTCTAGCACAGGAAATCGCAGAATTCCATACAGACAAACAAGATCTTGCAGAAACAAAAGTGCGATTGATCCGTGACGGCCGAGAGGCATTCACTAAGGTCAAAGAACAATTTGTTAAGCGTGCAGCTAGTTTGGTAGAATCTGCAGTTGAAAAAACTCTTACCCAAGAGATTGGTCAACTAAAAGAAGATATTGAAACAGCACGTAGAAACGACTTCGGTCGCAAATTGTTTGAAGCATTTAGTAATGAATATCAAACAAGCTACCTTTCAGAGAAATCTGAAACAGCAAAATTGCTCAAGGTTATAAACCAAAAAGAGTTGGAAGTTGCAACAGCTAAAAATGATGCAGCACAAGCTAGACAACTCGCAGAAAGCAAAGAACACAAAATTAAGGCTCTAGTGGAGAGCAAAGAACGTCAAGAAGTTATGACGGAATTAGTAGCACCTTTGTCCAACGGACAAAAAGCTATTATGACAGAGCTTCTTGAAAGTGTACAGACATCAAAATTACAAAATAGTTTTGACAAGTACCTTCCGGCTGTAATCGCTGGAGAAGCTCCACAAAAACGTAAGGCACTAGTAGAGGCAAAGGAAGTAACAGGAAATAAAATTCCTAACAGCGCAAGTAGCAGCGAGAATGACAACAATATTGTTGATATTCGTCGACTCGCTGGATTAAAAATTTAAGGAGACAATAAATGTCAGAACTACTATCAAGCCGTTGGAACGAAACCAAGGAAGCCCTATTAGAAGGCCTACAAGGCAATCGTAAAACATCGATGGCTGTAACATTAGAAAACACTCGCAAGTATCTAGCAGAAAGTGCGTCAGCAGGCGCAACTTCAGCAGGTAACGTTGCTACACTTAACCGCGTGATCCTTCCAGTGATCCGTCGTGTTATGCCAACCGTTATTGCTAACGAGTTGGTTGGCGTTCAGCCAATGACCGGTCCAGTTGGACAAATCCACACTTTACGTGTTCGCTATAGCGATTCATCTACAGGTGCTGGAGTTGTTGCTGGTGAAGAAGCATTCAGCCCATTCAAGATTGCTGAATCTTATTCTGGTAACCAAGTTTCAGGAACTCCTAAGGCAGCTACTACAGCCAACTTAGAAGGTGCTGCTGGTAACAGAATGAGCATTCAAATCTTGAAACAAACAGTTGAAGCTAAGACACGTAAGCTATCAGCTCGCTGGACATTTGAAGCTGCTCAAGATGCACAAGCCCAACAAGGTATTGACATCGAAGCAGAAATCATGGCTGCTCTTGCTCAAGAGATCACAGCTGAAATCGACCAAGAAGTTCTTGCTTCTTTAAGCACTTTAGCTGGTGCAGCTACACAGACATACGATCAGAGCTCAGTATCTGGTGTTGCTACATTCGTTGGTGACGAACATGCCGCATTGGCAGTTCAAATCAACCGTGTTGCTAACTTGATTGCTCAACGTACACGTCGTGGCGCAGGTAACTGGGCTGTTATCAGTCCAATGGCATTGACAATTCTTCAAAGTGCTACAACTAGTGCGTTTGCTCGTACTACAGAAGGCACATTCGAAGCACCTACAAACACCAAGTTTGTTGGTACATTGAACAACGCTATGAAGATTTATGTTAACACATACGCTTTAGAAAGCGGCGGATTTGACAACGTTCTAATCGGCTACAAAGGTTCTAGCGAAGCAGATGCGGCAGCATTTTATTGCCCATATGTTCCGTTGATGAGCAGTGGTGTTGTATTAGATCCATCAACATTCGAACCAGTCGTTTCATTCATGACACGTTATGGTTATGTTGAGTTAACAAACACAGCGTCATCTCTTGGTAACGCTGCTGACTACTTAGGCAAGGTTGCTATCACTGCTGCCGCTGTCAAGTTCAGTTAATCAATACACCGCAAGGTGGTATGATTCAAAAGGCTCTTCGGAGCCTTTTTTTATATCTGCTAAATACATAGTAATGATTCACATAGTGTGAGTTTTATGCGGAAATCCAACCGCGTACAGCCTAGAACGCTGTTATTTCTTAAGGAGAAAATAAAATGGGACGTCCTTTACATAAAAAATTCTTTGGTAACCGAAACATCGGTTCCGCAAGCGTAACCACTGATGATGGCATCGGTGGCAGTCGAGTAGGCAGTGTTACTGTGGGTGGTGTCAACAACTCTACAGGTTATACCACTGGCGGCGCAGTTACATTCACGCAACCACAACTACCAGGCGGCGTTCAAGCTACCGGCACAGTGGTAGCCACTGCAGGTGCTATTGTCAGCATCACAATAGTGGAAGCAGGTTCGGGTTACACATCAGTTCCTACAGTAACAGCAGGCACAGGTACAATTGGCACAACCACTCTCACAGCCGTGTTTCAAGTGGACACAGGTGCAGTAAGTACAGCAACCAATCAAGAAAATGCCATCACAGTGTTTGCTTTTGTCACAGGCGGCAGTCGCAAAGTTGGAGACATCATCAAACAAGTATCCGGCACACGCTACAAAGTTAGAACAGCAGACGGCACTATGATTTGTAAATTAAAAGCATCAGCCGCATCAGCCGCAGGTGAAATGGATATACAGGCCACAGATGCAGCAGCAGGCACATATTTTGTGACCAAACTGACATCACACAGAGCCAGACTGACTCAAGGCACTGGCACAGTGTATGCTAACAATACTTCACATGCTTGGACATTAGGTTCTGCTACTGCCACAGTGGCTAAGATTCCTAACGCTTAATAGTATATTGGAAAAATAGATAATGTCAAAAATAGTTAGAGTCCAAGACGGTGACTACAAGATAGTTGTAGGATCCGAATCCAGTGAAGGGTATATCTATCTAGATACAAACCCTAACGGAATAACTGGATTCCAGGGCAAGGTTACTATTACAGGTGACCTATTGGTCATGGGTAATACCACAACTGTGTCTTCGGAGACTTTAACTGTTGTCGATCCAGTAATTGTTGTAAACCAAGGAGAACTAAATCCAGGTGTGGCAACAGCAGGTACTCGAGCTGGTATAGAAATTGATAGAGGAATTAGACCAAATGCGTTTGCCATTTGGGATGAAAGCGTAGACAGTTATGATCCGACAGGCGTATTGATTGGCGAACCAGATAATAATTTTCACGGTAGTTTTATTTTTAAAGATGCTAACGAAAATCTAAGAGCCATTGTTACAAACACTGTTAATACTCTAGGCGGTGACCTTGCGTTGATTACTCAAGGTAACGGTGTTATAACTGTATCAGGAACAAGTAGCTACGAGAATCAGATTCTTGATTACACAGCCTTAGTTACTAGTTATAATATTGCCAGTGTGTCACGAACAACCAACGTAGCAACAGTTACGTTAACTAGTGCGCCTAGTCCAGCATTTACGGCAGGGCAACGAGTATTTGTCACTTGTGGCACCAATGCAACATTTAACGGTTCTTTTATCACAATTATTTCTGCGGTAGGTTCAAGCTTCACTTATGCCAACACTGGTATCAATTTACCCACAACTGTGGCAACTGGAACGGTAAGACCGGATGCCATACTCGACGACGACAATATTCCAAACATGAAAGCAGTGGCAGATTATGCTGCCAATGTTGCTTCTTTAGCAACGATTAACAGAATTTTAGAAAACGATACCAAAGTACAAGCCTACGATTTCGACACTAGCGGAGTTAGTGAAATAACTTTTGAAGTTGATGGGACTGAGCGAGCGGTAATTAATTCAAGCGGACTAACAGTAAACAATATCAGAATTCAAAATAATAATATTTTTAATATATCGACAGAAAATGTGTTATTAGGAGACGGTGCTGATCCAAGAGGCGGAGTGTTAAACATTGCCAATAGGTCTTTACTTTCTACACCGTCTACTCCATTAGGATACGTAAAATTGTATTCTCGTGATGTGGTAGGCACTGGCGGCACAGGATTATATTTTGTAAATACTTTAGGAACCGGCGATGAATTAATCAGTAAAACTAAAGCATTTCTGTACTCGTTAATACTTTAAGGATACGAAATGGCAATTTTAAGCACACTACTCGGAACTTCAGCAATAGCTATTACACCTAATCTTACTACAGATTCGGCAATAACTGTAATAATGTTTTGTAATTTAAACACCTCAATAGAAAATATTGATGTGCATGTAGTAGCCAGTGGTGGAACCCCAACAAACACAAATAAAATTGTAGACCAAGCTCCAGTTGATCCAAGTGATACATTTATTTTCAGTACTGAACGATTGGTGTTAAGCCCAGGTGATAGAATTTATGCTCTAACAACAACTCTTAACATGGTCAGTGTAACAGCAAGTTATGTGGTTATCTAATTATGAAATATTTACGCAGACATAATGTAAATCCCCAAAGTTTTTTAGACGATACCATTCTTCAAAAAGCTGATGGTAATATAGAGTTTAATCCTACCAGTGACGTATTGATCAACGGTAATCTTGTTTTTGGAGCAGGATTTGGTATTCCAGGACCCACAGTCTCAAATGTGATGTATGTTACCCTAGATGGTAACGACGCCAACGACGGCCTAGGTGAAGGCCCTAATCAAGCTAAACGAACACTGAAGGCCGCATGTGCCGTGGCACAACAAGGTACAACTATCTATGTACGCAGCGGCGAATATGAAGAAGACAATCCTATACGTGTACCTCCTAAAGTTTCTATTGTAGGCGACACACTACGCACAACAATTATTAGACCACTTAACGGCCCAATAACTTATACAATTACTAATGTTGATAGAACAGACGGGTATGTCACAGTCACTACACTGACCAATCACGGATTAACTTCGGCAGATAGAGTTAGAGTTGACTGTGCGACTTTCCCCAGTATCGATGATACCGCAGCAAATGTTATAGACACACCAACTTTAACAACTTTTAGGTACAGAGATTTTGGAACAAATATTGCCAGTGCGTCTGCCACAGGCACGGTTAAAAAAGGTTTTGATTTATTTCATCTCAACAGTGCTGACTACGTAGCACAACTTGTAATTAAAGGTCTTCAGGCCCCTGCGTATGCATTTGCCATAGACAGCGATGCTATAGTCGACACTAGCCCGTATGTACAAAACTGTAGTAACATCAATGGTCCCTGGATGCGTAATGGCGTTGAATGGCTACCATTCCAAACAGAACAACCTGACACAAACGGAACTATGGTTACTGGCCCTCGACCATTGTTGGATAACGAAATTGATCCAACACAAGTAAACAGCTATGGTATTAATGTTGAGGGCGGTGGTGGTGGTATGCTGATTGACGGCGACAAATATAATAGTCAAAGTCCAATCAAATCTATGGTAGGCGATGCGTTTACCCAAGTTAGTCAAGGCGGCATAGGATTCCATATCACTAATTTTGGTTACATGCAGTTAGTTAGTTGTTTTGCGGTATTTTGTAGTAAAGCATTTTATACCACAAAAGGCGGTTATCTAAGTATTTCAAACAGCGTGTGCGACTTTGGAGAGAAAGCATTCGTAGCTGACGGTTATTATCCTACTCCGTATGCTACCGGAGTATTAAACAGCGATTATTACTCAACAGTTGGTTCTATCACCATAAGCGAAGAAGGCGCTGGCTATACTGTGGCACCTAGCGTTACTATACAGTCACCAACAACACCAGGCGGCATTACAGCCACAGCCACAGCAGTTATTGATCCAATTTTACAAAAAGTAGTTTCGATACAAGTAGATAATGCTGGCTCGGGTTATGACTTTCAGCCAACCATATCATTTAGTGGCGGCGGATCACCCACGGTGACAGCTGGTGCTATTATAAATCTAGCTAAAAATTTAACCATCGATGTTTATGAAATTTCTAATAAACCTCAAATTGGTAGCATAATGTTTTTAGGAAACGATCCTACAGCTTATTATATTTCAGCAACTGGTTCTCCTACATTTACTTTTAGATACGACGAACAAAAATGTCGACGTGACGTGGGTTATATCATCAGCGCAGTATTAGGCGATATGGTTTTTAACAGTAATCATCAAAGTGTTTACGCAGGCCTATCATATTTAAGAAGCTATTCTAGCAAAGTAACTAGCTTACAAAAAGCACAAACTATTGCTGGTATACAACAAGCAAAAACAGATGTACTAGCAAATGCCAGCGTGGTTGCCAACGCAACTGCAACGTCGAGAGTTACTAGTTTGTTCAACACCATTGTTAACATTATTAATCTTGGTGCTTCGGCAGCACCTAGTATCAATATTCCATTTACTGCCACACGATTGCCAGGATTTACTGAAGCTGCTACACTATTAGTAGCTAACAAAAACTTTATTAAAGATGAAATTGAAGCATGGATTACCGTTAATTTTCCAGTATTCACCTATGATGTTGCCACTTGTAAACGGGATATAGAATATATTATTGACGCTATAGCATATGATTTAACCTATGAAGGCAATGGACAAACTAGAAATGCTGCACTGGCTTATGCTGAAGGTAGCGTCATTGCCGGTCAAATTGAAGAAACGCAGGCAGCATACGAGTACTGGCAGACTATAATTGGTAGGATTGTCAAAAATCAAACTGTAACTCCTAGTGTAGGAAACACTACGCCACAAAGTTTTGGATCTGTAGGATCTCCCGTAGACCCTAATGGACCAGCAAGTACAGCTGAAGATTTACTAGAATATATTATAAATGTTGTAGATCATGGAACTGGCTATGTTCCCGAACTTATAGTATTGCCTAATTACAGCTACGGTGATGCTACAATGTACGGTATTTCAAATACTGTATTCCCGACAATTTCAACTATTCAAGAAAGTGTTATTGACTTTTTAAATGATGCATACGGCGGCTCAGTGGAAGTAACTATGTTTCCTCCTATTCAGAATGCGCTGGCCTTGACGGATGTAAGATTCCATAACGTATCCACTGTGTCCACAGCTAGTACAGCTATGGAATACGTAGGCGCTGGCGTTACTTATAATGCGTTACCGTTCTTTGGCGGTGAACCTGTTCCATCGAACGAACGTATTGAAATCAACAACGGAAAATGTTTTACTGTAACCAGCGACCAAATTGGAAATTATCGCATTGGTGAATTCTTCAGTGTTAACGCTATCACTGGTGAAGTAACAATTGATGCAGAAAACATTAACCTACAAGGATTGGCAGCAATTGGTCCATTTAAACGTAATGGTATTCCAGTTGGTGTACAACTTAGAGAAGTTAGTGATAATACAAGTTTATTGGCCAGTAACGGTTTACAAGATGTCAACACAGCGCCAACTCAACATGCTGTTGCGGTCTATGTTCAAAACAATTATCTAAACAAAGTACAGAGTGCTGCTCAAACTATTGTAGGACCAGTAACATTTTCATTAGACGTCGAAGTAAACGGCGGCGACCTAACCACGACTGCTACTACATTTAATATTTTAAATAGTACCGCCACTACTGTTAATTTTGCCGGTGCGGCCACAACTATCGGTATAGGTGCTGCTACTGGCACATTGACCATTGGCAATACAACCATTACAGGGACCAACGCTACTTCATTCAACATGAACGGAGTAAGTCCAAGTATTGTTACTAGTTCAACTGGCACAGCTAGTGTTTTCAACACAAATATTTTAACAGGCAATCTATTTGGTGCAGCAACTACCATAGCTATTGGAGCGGCCGGTGCCAGTGGCACAATAACAATCAAAAATGATAATGTAGTATTAGACGGTGATTTACAAGTTAAAGGAGGAGATTTAACCACTAATCAAACTACTTTTAATTTGATAAATGATACCGTTACAACTGTTAACACATTCGGTGCAGCAACTACCATAGCTATTGGAGCAGCAGGCGCCGCTGGCACAGTAACAATTAAAAATGATAACGTAGTATTAGATGGTGATTTACAAATTAAAGGAGGAGATTTAACCACTAATCAAACTACTTTTAATTTGATAAATGATACCGTTACAACTGTTAATTTTGCTAGCTCGGCAACCGTTATTGAAATTGGGTCGTCAACCGGAACTACTAACATCAATCACAACCTTGATGTGGACGGGGATATCAACATCGATGGCGGCGACCTAACGGTAAGTTCAGCAACATTTAATCTTGCTAATACATCGGCCACTACTATTAACGCATTCGGTGCAGCAACAATAATCAAATTTGGATCTAATACTGGTACAACATCTGTTCTCAATAATTTTGAAGTTGATATCAATTCTAGATTAGGGCTTAATACTGATAGTGTAAACACTATCAATGGCAAATTAACTGTAGATTTAAAAGATAATGTTGCTGATATCTTCACTATAAAAGAAAATACCAATAATTATATTAAGATTAATACTAGTAATAGTATAGAATTAATAACGTTTGGAACTATACCTAAATATGAATTCTTAAATACTGTAGACTCGTCTAGTATTAGTGTTGCTAGCACAACTTTTGCAGGTGGCGTGGGTATTGCTAAAAGTTTGTTTGTTGGACAAAACTTAAACGTTGCAGGAAATACAACATTAGGTGACGATAGGACAGCTGATACACACACTATTAGTGGCAGTACAACAGTGGACGTTCCAGACAATACAGCCGTTGCTTTTCAAATTAAAGAAAACACACAAACATATATCACGGCTGTAACAACTAATACAAGCGAAAGTGTTACAATTGAAGCAACACCAAAACTATTAGTTAAGAACACAACCGACAACACATTAGGTACAGCGGCTTCGGGTTCAGCACAATTTACAGGCGGTGTTGGCATTGCTAAGAATTTGACAGTTGGAGATAACTTAACTGTAATTAGCAATCTTGATGTAGACGGTGACGCCAACATTGACGGTGGCGACCTAACCACATCTGCCACTACATTTAATATTTTAAATAGTACTGCCACTACTGTTAATTTTGCTGGCGCAGCCACAACTATTGCCATGGGCGCTGCTACTGGCACATTGACCATTGGCAATCAAACGATTACAGGTACTAATGCCGCAACATTTAATATGAACGGCACCAATCCAAGTATTGTAAGTTCAAATACTGGCACAGCTAGTGTTTTCAACACAAATATTTTAACAGGCAATCTATTCGGTGTGTCGACAACGGTTAATATTGGAACAAGTGCAGCGGCATTGAGTACAATAACAATTGGTCCAGCTATTACTGGTAACATATTTAAAATTGGTTCGACTGCAGCAGGTACAATTAATTTAACAACCGATGTTACCAGCGGCACAGTTAATGCTTGGCAAAGTGTAACTGGCACAGTTAATATTGCTAATAGCGGTACTATTAATTTAGGTAACAGTACTACAGCTACTACTGGTGCAGTAGTTGGCGGAGCATTTACTGGTAACAGTTTAAAGATTGCCGGAACAGCAGCAGGCGCTGTTACATTGAACAGCGATGTTACAACTGGATCAGTTAACTTATTCAATAACATTACTACTGGTACATTAAACGTAGCAGGCGCTGGCGCAAGCACAATCAATCTAGGCAGTGCAACCAGCACGGTAAATATTGGTGTACTAACATTAACAACTGATTTAGCAGTACAGTATGGTGGAACAGGACAAAGTAGTTTTACAACCAACGGTGTAATTTACGGACAGAATGCTAGCGGACTAGCAGTAACAGCCGCAAGTGTTCCAGGAAGTAACGCGACAACAAGTTATGGAATTTTAACAACGGACGTGAGTAACGTTCCAGTATGGACAGATACGATAGATGGTGGTAGTTATTAAAGGGCGTCTAGGAAACTAGACCTGACCCGCAGGGCGTCGAAAGACCTGACCCAACCTTTTTAGGAATAGCAGAATGGCAACAAAGATTATACACAAACGCAGCAGCGTGGCTGACAAAGTACCTTTAGCGGGTGATTTATCAGCAGGCGAATTAGGTCTAAACACAGCAGACGCTAAGATTTATATGAAGAATGACGCCGGCACAGTGGTCGACGTTACAGCAAGCATATACAAAAAAAATACAAACGTAACAGTAAGTGATACAGGCACTGACGGTACTGTTACAGCCGTAGCTGATGGCACAACAGTACTTACAGCAACTAGTACTCAGATTAGTTTAACACAAAATACTAGTCTTGACAATGCTAGTACATTACAATTAAAAGAATTAACGGTCAACGGTGTAAACTACACAGGTATAAAGGCCGCAGATAATTTAGCATCGTCTTACACTCTTACATTGCCAACTGCTACAGGACTACTAAATCAAATATTAAAGACAGATGGCAGTGGACAACTAGGCTGGATAGATTCAGATACATTCGGCAGTAACCGAGTTTACGTTAGTGCCACTAAAGGTAATGACCTCAATGACGGTATAAGCGCACCTGTATTGACAATTAAACGAGGATTACAAATAGCATCGGGCTTAGTTTATACATCAGGCAGTGCTGTTAATGGTGTTAGAATTAACGTTATAGTATCAGCAGGCGACTATGTTGAAAATAATCCTATTATTGTTCCAGACAACGTAACAGTTAAAGGCGATAGCTTACGTTCAGTTAGCATTCGTCCGTTGAATGCTAACAGAGATTTGTTACGTGTGCGCAACGGTTGCTATTTTGGTGAAGTAACTTTTAAAGATGGATTAAGCTCTGGTATTCCTGCCTACTCATTTGCGTATGCTGTGTCATTTGATAATCCACTGGATACTACAACCAGTCGAGTAGGTTACACTTACCTACCAAGCACTAAACCTATAATTAGTCAGTCACCATATATTCAAAACTGTACACTATTATCATTTTTAGGAGCCAGTGGTGTACTAGTTGACGGTAGTTTAGTGGTTACACCCAACACACCAACTAATCAGATTGAATCAGAAAATCCAATAAGCGGAGCAGCACCTGAACAAGGTAAATCTATGGTGGCCAACGCCTTTACCATGTTGAGCTTTGGAGGCACCGGCTGGCGAGTTATTAACGATGCTTATGTACAATTAGTATCATGTTTCCAGATTTTCATGTTGAACGGAACGTACACGCAGTCTGGCGGCTACTGTTCTATTACCAACTCAGCTACTAACTTTGGATTATATGCTTTACGTGCCAGCGGATTTAGTCCTAACGCTTTTGCCTTTGACAAAGGATACATTGGCACTACGGGAACAACCGGTAGTATACAAACAATTACAGCGTTCGGTTGGACTCGCATTAATGGTCCTGTTGAAGAGTTTGTTATTCAAATTTATGATCCAACAACAAATGCCAACTTGACAAATAGTTATAAAACAGCATTGGGAAATTATCTAAGTGTTAGTTTTAATTCTGCCACAGCTATCGATATAGGCACTGATACATTTACCATAGTAGCTCACGGTTTATTAAATCAAGATCAGATATCTTATGAGTCTAACGGCACTACACAATTGGGAAATATATTTGACGGCGACATTTTTTATGTTAAGAAATTAACAAATGACACGTTTCAATTATACTACGATAATAGTTTAACAAAATTAGTCGACATTACCTTTGCGGGTGTTGGCACACAAAATTTTATTAGACAAGATTATGATATGTTTGTTAATGCTGTTACAGACACACATAATACATTTCAAACCCTTGTTCTAGCAGCAGGAAGCCCAAGCGGCTACACGTTTGTTATAGGAGACTTAGTTGAAGGTACTACTGGCGGATTCCCCAGCAAAGGCTACGTCTACAGTTATGTCAGCGGAACACGAACATTAACGTTAAACATTAATAAAGTAACTATTGGACTTACTGAAACTCGTAATGTGTTTACAGCAGCAAGCTCAATTACACAAGTTGCAGGTGTAAGTGTAACCTACACCGTGAGTACAGCAACTGCTAGAACAGATTTATACGGTGCTGATTTTGAAATTGCCCCTTCACTAATTGGCGGATCATATACCAATGTTGTAACATTACCGGGTAAAGAAATTTGGTTCCATAGACCCAGTATTACCAACAGCTCAAGCCATACTTGGGAATATGCAGGCAGCGGCACAGATTACAATGCGTTACCGCAAAACGGTGGTAAAACTGTATCAGCATACGAACAGGTAAGTGAAGCTGCTGGTCGAGTTTATACATCGGGTACTAACGAACTAGGCGACTTTAAAGTTGGCACTTTTATTACAGCCTTTAACAGAACTGGTAACGTAACATTCACAAACAAAATCACAGTTGACACACTAGATGTGTTGCGTCTCGGAGTTGGCGGCGTAACTGTTGAAAGTATTAGTGTTGATCCTGAGCTTGGCAATGATGAACCTGGTGGACCAAAACACTCTAGGCTCAGTACACAACTAGCAACCTATACATATTTTCAAACTCACTTGGGTAATGTATTAGATAAGAGCGTAAGCACTAACGCAATCCCAGGTTCGCTGGTACAACTAAACAGTAACGGACAAATTAATAGCGATTTGATTCCAACTAGCCGTAGTTTTACCAGTTGGAGTTCAAATGGTATCGACAGCCGTTTGATACAAGTTGACAACATTCCAGCAAGCGACATATTATCAGGTGACATTGCTACAGAAAATTTCTATCAACAAGAATTAACATTGACAGGCGGAGTTGTTACAGCTCCTATTGGATCTGTTGTTATACAAACTACAGCTAATACAGCCACCACTGCAATTACATCGGGCATCAACACATTTACTGTGACACACAGCGGAGCTGTCACATTGACAGCAAATACTTATGTGTTAATTGAAGGTGTTACTCCTGCTGCCTATAACGGTGTTTGGAAAATTAATAGAGCAGCCGCAGGTACATTCACAGTATTCACAAATATTAATCCTGGCACTGCCACAGTACAAGGTACAATTTATTACGGTGGTGCTAGTGGTATTACCAAAGCAGACTACACTGCTGCCAGTGCAATTATTGTGGGCAGCGTTGGAGCAAACTTCAACACACCATTTACCGCTTCGGCCAATACATTGATTATAGGCACTGATAGAACTCCTAGTACTACTAACACAGCAGTAAATCCAAGTGCGGTAACAGCCGCTGCTTCATCAACTAATAACTATTTTCTACGTATTTCAACAACTGGACAATATTTAATCACTGAAAATACAGCAAGTCCAATATTTACTAATGGAACTATCAGTGCGGCATTTAGATATAACAACAATGCTTACATCACAAGCGCACTAGTTCATAATTTTATAACAAACAATGAAGTTAAAATTAGTGCAACAACTTCAAGTTTTTCAGCAACTGCGACTATTACCGTAACAAGTACTACTGAATTTTATTACACAAATACTGCTGCCGACAGCTCAACTAGTGCTAGCACCACAGCAACAGCCACACTAGCAGGCGCATCTAGTGCATTAACAATGACTGGTAGTGTGGCATCAGCCAGCTTAACCGGAACCATCACGGTAGGCGACTTTGTATTTGATACAGCTGGAACTATACCATTAGGTTCAAAGATTACTGTAGTCAATATGGGAGTTAACCCACGAACTTTTACAGTTACGTTTCCAGCAACTAGTACAGTGGCAAGTACAACTACAGCTACTTTAAAATTCTTTACTCCCGCTGTAGAAACAGGCTCAATACGTACAGTATTAACTGCAGCTGATAATCAAGCACAGGCGGAATTTATTGAACTACGTGCTGGCATAATTACCAGTGTTAACAATTTGTCAGGTCTAACAGGCGGAACATTATATACCAACGGAGTATATTACAGTGTTCCATTAACCAACGTTTCAGGCACTGGTGTTGGCGCCCTGGCAGACATCACAGTGGCCGCTGGAGCAGTAACAGGTGTTGACATTGTATTTGGCGGAGCAAATTATGCTGTAGGTAATGCTCTATCTGCTGTATCGGTAGCAGGCGGATTTGGTAACGGCACTGGATCAGGCTTTCAAATATTAGTTAATGCTATTGAAAAACGCATTTATACAAACTTATTTGGCGGCGAGACCTTTGTTGCTACTAACGGTGCGCCTGACTTTGTTGAAGATAATGCCGCAACACAACTAACTGTCACTGCCACTACAACCGTAACGGCAACATTCAATGCTGCTTCAACAGGCAGTGGCGGCGGCGTTGACACTGTATTAAATAGAATTACCACACTGGCACTCCACGGATTCACTAACGGCGACCCTGTAATATACAGTCCCGGTACAGACCCAGCAGTAGGTGGCCTAATATCTGGTAACGTTTATTATGCTAAAGTTATTACCACAAGCACAATTGAATTGTATAATAACTATTCATTGGGAACAATTCAAGTACTAAGTTCTAGTACAGGCACCGGCCATACATTTACACGTAAGACGGTAGATATTGTTAACAATACTATTACTGTACCTGCTCATGGATTTACTACAGGCGACGCTTTTCAGATAATAGGATCAAGTTTACCAGAGCAGAGTAGTGTACAAATTACTTCAGGAAGGCACTTCTTTGTTGGCAGCATAACTACAAATAGTTTTAGTATTCATGAATTGCGAAGCGATGCGTTAGATAGTACTGCTGGTGTAACTATCGGTGCTGTTGATTTAACTGCTACAGGTTCAGGAACTATAACATTTATTAAGAATAGCATTAAAATTACTGGAGTAGTGAATACAAGTAGTCAAACACGGGGCAACTGGAATAGTTTAGTTGCTACCACAATTGATGCTAGTAATATTGTATCTGGTATTATTGCAACATCACGATTAGCCACTGGTTCAGCTAGTAGCAGTACGTTTTTGCGAGGTGATAGTATTTGGTCAACTGTGGTACAAAGTGCAGCTCTTGCAGCTAGCAGTGCTTTAACATTAACAGGCAGCGGATCAAGCCCGTACTACGGCGCACTAACATTTGATGTTACTAAAGTAAACAGTACTGGTGCTGTGGGCAACTATACAAGCCCAGGCGTAGCTAGTTTTAACACTGTACAATTTAGTGTAGGACTTGGATCTAGTTTAGGTGAAGGTCAAGTGTTGATAAAAGACAATGTTATTGATGCTGGAACATTACAAACTAAAAATTTAGCTTACGTACTAGATTCTGCCAATCACACAACTCAACCAGTTAGCGTGGGAGGAACTGGTTTAGTAACGTATACACAAGGTGATACACTATATGCTAGTGCATCTGCTACACTAAACAAATTAAATATTGGTGTTGCTAATACCGTAATGACTAGTAGTGGCACCGCGCCACAGTGGAGTCCAGGTTTAACAATTGCTAAATCATATGATGCTACAGGTGCTGCAATTACAACCAGTAGTACAGCACAAGCATTTGTATTTGACGCCAACACCAAAGCAGTATCTATTGGCAGTGCTGCAAGCAGTGTAGTTATTGGATCAAATACAGCCAGTGAAGCATTTACAACCAATGTTAAGAGTTACACAACCGGCGGCAGTGCTATAGTAACTGTAACAGCCAACGTTGGACTAACAGGTGTTATCAGCACAGTAGCACGAAACGGCTCAAACGTGGCAACAATTGCCACAACTACCAATCACGGATTAATCTCAACTGATACAGTGACTATTGTTTGCGGTGACGCTGGATTTAATACTGTTAACGCCGTTGTTACAGTAACCAGTTTGACTACATTTACCTACGCAAATACTGGTGCTACTGTGGTGTCAACAGCAGGAACAGGCAGTGTGTTCATTGGCGCAACTGGCATGAGTTTAGGCACAGCATCAACTAATGCAGACACATTCTTAATGTTTGGATCTAGTCCAATTGCTGCGGGTGTACGAACAGGTATGCTTGTACAAGGTAACGCATTTATTCCAGCAGGTACAACAGTATCAGGTGTTGACGCTGCCCGTGTGTACTTGAGTTCAGCAGTAACAGGAATTATCACAGTAACAACCCCAATAGCGTTCACTGACACTAACACAAGTTTAGGTATTAGAACAGGAGATCAAGTTACTGTCGCTAGTTCAGGCGATACTAACATCAACGGCACATGGCCTGTAACGTCGGCCAGCGCAACAAGTACTACATTTAGTTTTAAAATTACTACAGCTACTACACAATCTAACTTGGCTCGTGTTGGTACAATAGTAAGAGAAAGTACTATTGTTTTGAGAAATAGAAACATAACGCTAGGCTCAAGCGAAGCCAGTGTTGCACCAGTAACTTCAACGTTAAAAGGCGAAAACGCAGTAGGTACAAACATAGCCGGCGCCAACATTATTATTCAAAGTGGCGCCAACACTGGCAACAGTATGGCGGGCGGCTCAATAAAGTTTAAGACACCGTCACAGGGAAGTTCGGGAGACGAGCAACAAGTGATGACTGAGCGTATGCGTATTGACCAGTCGGGGGTTTCGAATCAATTAGATTTAGAAACTTCAATGTCCACTGCTAATGTGTTTAATCAGATTGTTGGCACAGTTAACTTTGCTGGCTCGGCAACCACACTGGCACTAGCCAACTCATCATCTAGTGCCACAGCCATCAATATTGCTACAAATGCTACGGGTGGAGCAAGTACACTAACATTTGGCGGTGCTGTAACTGGTAATATTGTTAAAATTAAAAGCACTACAGCAGGCACAGTTAACTTGACCAGTGATGTGACTACTGGCACAGTCAATATCTATACCGGTGTAACTACCGGCACAATTAATATTGGTAGCACAACAAGTACACTTGCTATAGGAACACTATCATTAAACGGTCAAGCATACGAAAGTTCAAGCGAAACAGCTAGCATTGTCGCTAGCGCTCCTACAGTAGTAAGTACATTTCCAATAGCTACATACCGCAGTGCCAAGTACATTTTACAAGTAACTTGTACAGCAGGTACTGACAGTGGCAACTATCAAGTTAGTGAAATTTTAACAATTCATAACGGCACAACAGCACAAATGACAGACTACGGTGTAGTTAAAACTGGCAATAGTTTAGTAGTGTTTACAGCCGCTGTGAACGGTGCTAATTTAGAACTTTCTGCCCAATCGACAGCAGGTAATACAATCAAAGTGAGGGTAGTGAGAACGTTAAACACTATCTAATAAATACAACATACTGGTGGAGAGTGAAACCAAATGGCAACAATAGACTTCGTCGTTAAGAACGGCCTGACTGTCACAGAAAAGACTACAATACAAAGCACGACAGATGCATCAAGCTCATCTGATACAAATGCTTCTTTAAATACTGCTGGCGGCAGCGCAATTGCTAAGAAACTGTACGTAGGTACTGATTTTCAAGCAGGCGGCACAACAATTAATTTAGGCACTAGTGCTGCAGCATTAACAACAACTACGTTAGGCGGAGCAATTACTGGCAATATATTGAAAGTGTCTGGCACAGCAGCAGGTACAATCAATTTATCAACAGACGTAACAACTGGTATTATAAATGCGTTTACTAGTTTGACTACTGGTACAATGAATATTGGTACCGGTGCTGGCGCCGGTACATTCAATATCGGTGGCACGGCCGCTGTATTAAACATTGGCACTACAACTGGTAACAGCATACTTGAAGTTCGTGGAGATGCCACAACTGGTACTGCCACTATTAGAACTAATACAGGTGTTACAACAGCCAACGTATTCAATACAGTGTCAACAACTGGTAATTTATTTGGCGCAGCGACTACTATTTCGGTAGGTACAACTAGCGGAACTATTACACTAAGTAATCCAACTGTAGTAGGAACACAAGCAACTGTTACCTTGTGGAATACAACAAGTACAACAGTTAACGCATTTGGTGCAGCCACAACTATTGATATAGGCGCTGCCACTGGCACATTGACCATTGGCAATCAAACGATTACAGGAACCAACGCCCACACATTCAATATGAACGGCACCAATCCAAGTATTGCAAGTAGCAATACAGGTACAGCAAGTTTATTCAACGCTAACATTACTGCAATTAACTTTGGTCAAGCTGCCGCAATCAGCATGGGTGCCACCACTTTGAATACCACTGTAAGAGGTAATTTATTAGTCGATGGCAATACAACACTTGGCAATGCAAGTGGCGACACAGTCACTTATAATGCTAATACTTCGTACGTTCCAAACACTTATACATTTACGCTAGATGATGCTGTTGCTAACAATACCACTTATCCAATTAAATTTAGTCATACAACCACAGGCACTGCCGCTGCAGGTATTGGCACTGGTGTACAGTTCATTACAGAAAACGCTGCTGGTACAGGTATTGCCGGTTCTTACATTGAATCAGTATCGACCAACGTAACTGCTGGCGCCGAAGCATTCAATCTAGTATTTAAAACGATGACAGCTGGCGGCACTGCTGCCCAAGCAATGTCGGTTAATAATAATACACTGACAGTAGGTGCAGGTTCAACATCAACCACAATCACAACACAAACAAGCAGTAATTTAACCATCCTTCCTGGTGCGACTGGAGTGACTAGTAATGGTACTAGTTTAACATTAAAAGCGGGCCCTGGTGGTGCAACCAGTGGAAATGGCGGAGCCGCGACAATAGGCGCGGGCGATGCCTCAACTTTAGGCCTAGGAGGAATAGCAACTTTCCGCTCTGGAATCTCTGTAGGTACGAATCAAGTAGGCGTTAATACAATAATTGAAGCAGGTAATGGCACTGGCACGGGCGGCAGCGGAGATATTGTATTTAGAACTGCTCAGGTTGGAACCAGCGGAGCAACCTCTAACACTATGGCTGATAGATTTTATATTAGGCCAAGCGGAGCAATTGATATAGTTGGGACAATGACTGTATCTGGAGACTTGATAGTTAATGGAACAACCACTACTGTTAATTCTACCATAGTATCTGTTGATGATAAAAATATAGAATTAGGTAGTATTGTTGCCAAATCAGGGTTACAGGCCACACTAACATTGGTAACTGCTATTGTAAATTTAACAACAGGCGATACTAAAAGTTTGATTCCTGGAATGTCATTGACTGTTAATACAGGACCCGGAGCTTTCGGCGCAGCCGCATTAATCTTAACTGTTAACAGTTTAACTCAATTTACAGCTAGCATTAATCACTCAGTCGCAGGCAATGTGACATTTACAGTTGGAGCAGCAACTGATTTTACTGCAGACGGTGGCGGAATCACACTTAAAGGTGATACTGATAAAACATTTACATGGGTTAAAACTACTAACGCATTTTCTGCTAACACAAAATTATCAGGAACAGAATTAATTTCAACAGTGGCTGTAGGCACAGCACCGTTGACAGTAACCAGCACAACAGTAGTCACTAACTTAAACGCAGATTTATTAGATGGACAAAACGGTAGTTACTATAACGATTGGACTAATATAACAAACAAGCCCGACCCAGTTGTCACTATTACATTAACAGGTGACGTTACAGGAACTGGTACTGCCACGCTAACAGACTTAGCCAGCGGCACCGCTAGCTTTGCCACAACAATTGCTGCCGACAGCGTGGCATTGGGAACAGACACTACAGGTAACTATGTTGCTTCAATGACAGCAGGCACTGGCATTACCGTGGGAACAGCCACAGGTGAAGGATCAACTCCGGTAATTACCAATACAGGTGTTACTAGTTTAGTTGCAGGTAATGCAATCACGATATCTGGTGCCACAGGTGCGGTCACAGTTAATCATGCCGATACTAGCAGTCAAGCAAGTGTTGATAATTCTAACGGAACAGTAATTCAAGATGTAACACTTGATACTTATGGACACGTAACTGGGTTAGCATCTGTAGATCTAGATTTAAGATATCTAGGTAAAACTGCAAAAGCTGCAGACTCTGAACTGTTAGATGGATACGATTCTACAGCATATCAAGGTCCTGTGTCGGCAGTTAAAACGTTTTATTGGGCAATACCACAAAGCGGTAACCAGGCAAAACAATTTGAAATAGCAAGAGTTGCTGTGGATTTCAACGACTGGAATAGCATTGGTGTTATTGAAATTGAATTGTTGGAAAAATATTACGGTTCTGGTCTTAAGAAAAAATACACTGTATCTTATGGCAGCGGTCCAACATCAACACTTAGACTAGTTGAATATATAGGCATTGGCCCAAACAATTTTAGAGTAACTGTGGGCGCATCAGTGACAGGCACAGGTGATCAACGATGGATACCCATCTACGTCGAAACTACCGCTTACGCACAGTGCGATGTTCGGCTAACAACCAATTGGAATCAAACAGGGACAAATCCACCGCCAATGGACACAATGTTTATCATTAGCAGCCCTGGCGCTGGCACCAATATTGCTGCCTTTACTCCAGATAGCGTACCTGAACTTACCAGTGCTTCAAGTGCTACTATTAACGGTGCTACTATTTTAACATCATTTGCTGAAGCTGATACACTGTCAACTGTTACTAGCCGAGGCGCCACTACCAGTACTCTATCAACTTTCTCAGGTGGTCTAACAGCAAACGGCTCTGTCAAACTTCCAGACCTTGGAACATCTGGATTCGTTAAACTTGGCGTTGGCGGCGTACTTAGTGCAGACACTAGCACGTATCTTACAGCAGAAGCCGATACACTGGCCACCGTGACAAACCGCGGGTTTATTACAAGGGGCAGTTCTGGAACATTTGCTGATGGTTCTCAAGGTACTCCAGGATTGGAAATATATGGAACTGGCAGTACTAACCCTGCTTACATGACTTTCCATAGACCTGGATCATATGCTATAAAACTAGGATTAGATGGTACTGACTTAAAAGTTGGTGGTTGGAGCATGGGCGCAGTTGCTCATAGAGTGTGGCATGAAGGAAACATTACTCCACTAACTGCTGAAGCCGATACTCTGGCCACAGTAACTGGCCGAGGCTCAACTACAACTACAATGTCAAGCTTCAATGGCGGAGGCAGATTCCTTGCGCCCAACGATGAGTTTTTTAGTTTTACTAACGTGGATTCAGATTCAACTCACTATACTTCAAGAAATAATCGACTATTAACATCTAATGGCACTAATTGGGCTGCGGATGGTAAAGATGCAGTTATAGCCATCACAAGAAGCAGCTCTGGAACTACTAGAGGCCAAAGTATTGGTCTTACACTTCATAATGAAAATAATACAACTAATTCTTATTCTCCAGCAATAACATTCTCAGCTCTTTCTAACTCCGGTAGTTACAACTCGATGTATGCTGCCATTATGGGCAAAAAGACGGGCATCGGTGGCGCTAGCGGCACCGACCCTAATTGGAATAGGGGAGAGTTGCATTTTTATACAGTGGGCGCAAGTTATGTGGGCGATGTTCCTACCATGGTGCTAGTTGGTACTTCGACCTCAACTGGCGGAGTTGGCATTGGCACCACCACAGTTGCTAATGGATATTCGTTAGACATTCAAAATGCCTCGGTGTTAACGAGAATGGAGTCAACAACAGGTGCAAACGCCGCTTTGTTTGTTATAAAAAACACTGCTGGAAACACCATATTTGGTAATCAAGGTTCAGTTGCCTCAACATTTTCAGGATCTTATAACTACGCAACTGTTTTGGGAACAGATTCGGCCAGAGCATTACAATTTGCAACAAACAACACAGTTCGCTTTGAGGTTAATAGTGCCGGGACATTTACTGCTTATCACAATAGTTACATGATCGGCGAAACCTTTGGTGGATTATCTATTGGTGAATCGCCTACTAATTACAATGGGTGGGACAGACAATTGAATGTTCACGGCAGCGGCAATGCTAGAATACATGTAAAGACCGGCACTGTTAGTATGGGTATGTATGCTCATGATGCATGGCAAGCTGTTAGTGGCGTAACACCTGGTGGATTCGTTGGAACATATAATAGTTATCCATTATCATTCATGGTTAATGCTTTACAAGTAGGCGTATTTAATACTAGTGGATATTTTGGAGTAGGCACATCAAGTCCAGGATATAAACTTAGCGTCAATACTGCTGCGGACGTATGGCATTGTCAGTTTGGAACTAGTGGCGGAAAGCAACTAAGGATAGGTGGAAGCACAACCAATGGTAGTGTTATCGGAGCATATAACAATGATAGCAATTCATCTCCAGCAAGTTTATTATTGAACAGAGATGGCGGCAATGTTGGTGTCGGTACTAGTGCTCCAGTGTACACACTTCAAGTCGTTGGTTCATTCGCAGCAACTACTAAATCTTTTGTAATTGATCACCCAACTAGAGCTGGAATGAAATTACGATATGGTAGTTTAGAAGGACCTGAAAACGGTGTTTATGTAAGAGGTAGATTAAAAGGTAATACGATTGAACTTCCAGAATACTGGACCAAACTTGTAGATCCTGACTCCATCACAGTAAACTTAACACCAATTGGTAAACATCAAAATTTGTATGTTCTATGTATTAAAGACAATGTTGTTCATGTTGAAAATAGTGGGTTGTTTCCATCTAAGATTGATTGTTTCTACACAGTATATGGGGAGCGAGTCGACGTTGAAAAACTTGTGGTGGAGATTGAGTAATGTCAACCACCTACGGAGTTGCTGACTCTTTGATAAATTCGTCAAAGGAAAATTCACGAGCCGGTCTCATATCTGCAAATTTAGATTTTGCAGTAGATCTCAACAGAACACTGTCATACTCAGGAACCACACTAAATGATTTGCAAGGTACTAGGGTAGGAACGCTGCTTAACGGCCCCACATTCGACAATGTTAACAATATCAAATATCTATCATTTGACGGATCGAATGACTATATTGCTCACACCGATTTTACATTACCAACTGTCTGCACTGTATATTTTTCTGTACGCACAACAGCCACTGGTCAGCGAGCATTATTTTCACACTGGAGCGGCGGCCCTGTTAATGTAGGTTACGGATTAAATGACGGAAAACTATATTACGTTCAGTACGACAGTCAATGGAATTATTATACCAGCACTGGAGCATCGGCCAATACAGGCGCCTGGGTACATCTTGCGTTTGTTAGAACCAGTGGTACCAATATGGTCATGTACATAAATGGTGTACAAGATTATGTATTGAATGTAGTTTCGCCTCGTTCACTTGGTGGCGGCAACATGGGCAGTATTGGAATTTTTTGGGGCTGGGGACATTGGCTAGGAGATTTTGGAGCCATGCAGGTTTACAACGCCGCACACTCAGCTTCACAAGTTATTCAACAATACCAAACATCACATAGAAAACGATACGGAACATAATGTCATTATTTCATTCACCTAAAGTAGTCACAGATGGATTGGTATTTTACTATGATATGTCAAATACTCAGAAGTCTTTCCAAGGTGCGCCCACTACAAATATTTCTGCTGGCATAGGCATAGGCACCTATTTAAATACACCATCGGATGTAACTTCATCTTTAACTGTGACAACAGAATCGTATAGAGGCCAACCTGTTTATAAACAAGTACTCACTCCTGTTACAGCCACTGGAGTCAGCTATTTGACCAATGCTGGCAATCCAGGTATTGGTGTTGTAACAGGAGCAGGCGGCGGTGCAGCAGCAAGATACACAGGACATAGTATATTTTTTAAACCAGCTGTGGGCAGATCCGGATTAAATTCATCAACTCCTATTTACACACACTATTCCAATATCGGCGGCTGGCAAAGTACAGGAAACTACGATGACATGGGCGACGGTTGGTACAGAGCACATGTTATATTCTACAGTGCAGGCGGCGGCAGCGATGGAAAATATTGGGCAATAAATCCAGCAGGCGCTACTCTCAATGTGCCAATTACCGTATATTGGGCTGCACCATTTAAAGAAGATCGCAACGACTCAACATTTGTTTCACCGTACACGAATAACACACGATCTACCACGCAAGCCCTATTAGATTTAACAAATAATAGTACAATTACAGCCGCGAGTTTGACTTATGCTAGTAATAGTACGTTTAGTTTCAACGGTAGTAACTACGCTTCAGTTAACGCAATTACAGGTATATCAAATTTTACTGTAGAGATATGGTTTAAATCTGATAGTGTAGCTAATTATAGGAATCCTATAGATTGTAATTGGCTTAGATACCCTGGATCATACAGTAATGTCGGACCTAGATTAGAACAAAATAGTTCAGGAAATTTAGTTTGGATTACTGGAGACCTGTCAGGTAACTACGAATTTTGGACTGTTGTGTCGTCTGGACTAAATTCGTCGGTATATCACTGTGCCTGCCTAACAAAAAATGGAAATACCTTTACATCATTTTACAATGGATCAGTTGTACAGAGTGCTGCTGCTTCGTATACCTGGCCTGGAAATTTTAATAATGTCAATATTGGAAGAGGTTTTCAAGATTCCGGGGAACGCTGGTTTATTGGACAGGTCCCCTCAGTTAAAATATATAACAGTCCATTATCAGCCGCAGAAGTCAAACAGAATTTTAACGCAGTAAAAGGAAAGTACGGATTATGAGTGTAGCATATAGTAGGATCATTATATGATTAAATATAAGTTTAGAACATGCCCTTTAAACAAATGGAGTATAGAATAATGGCACATTACGCAAAAATAGAAAACAATCAAGTAGTAAATATCATTGTTGCTGAACAAGAATTTATCGAATCGGGAGCCTTAGGCGATCCAGTAAACTTTATACAAGTTCTGGATAACAACGGTGTGGCCCATCATCATGTAGGTATTGGATATACTTACAATGTAGATTTAGCTGCATTTATTGCCCCAAGACCGTTTGATAGTTGGACTCTAGTTGGCACAGTTTGGACAGCTCCTGTTGATATGCCACAAGATAACAAACATTACATATGGCATGAAAAAACAAAATCTTGGAATGAAATACCTTCTGTATTACCGGACATATCATAATGGCTTCATTTTCAGGAACTAACCGGGTTGGAACCAGCAACACTGTTTGGGTGTTTAAAACATCGGGCACATTTATCCCTCAATTTAGTGGAACTGTTGAAGTCCTAGTGGTTGCTGGAGGCGGTGGTGGTGGAATGGACATGGGTGGTGGCGGCGGAGGTGGCGGAGTCATTAGTAATTCAAGTTTTACCGTAACAAGCGGCACAACTTACGTAGCGACTGTGGGCGCAGGCGGATATGGCGCACCAGCAGGTGGCGGTACTTATAGAACTGACGGCGCAGGCCCACAACCAGGAGGTCATCAATTTACAATTTCAGCAACCAACGGCGGCAATTCGGTGTTTGGATCATTGACTGCCATTGGCGGTGGCTATGGCGGCAGTTCCTATTATGGATATCTTCCAAACTATGGCATAGGTGGAGCAGGAGGATCAGGAGGCGGCAATTCAGGATACACAGCAGGAGCAACTACTATAGGGCCATCTGGAACTGCTGGTCAAGGAAATAAAGGCGGCAATGGCGGCGGCGGCAGTTATTATTCAGGCGGTGGCGGTGGTGCAGGTGGTGCAGGTGCCGACGGGCCAAATAGGGCAAATGGGGGTGTCGGAGTTTATAACAGTATTTTAGGAACAGGCTATTATTGGGCTGGTGGTGGTGGAGGCTCTAACTATTCGTTAGGTGATGGTAGCAACGGTGGACTTGGCGGCGGCGGCGGCGGCACTGCATACAGCGGAATCGCAGGACTCGGCGGCACCGGATACAATAATGGATCCAATTCTGCGGTGCCCGCAGCAAACGGAACGTCCGGCGGAAATGCTGGCGCAAATACCGGCGGTGGCGGAGGTGGTGGATCTCATTACAACGTAACAAATAAAGGCGGCGAAGGCGGCAGCGGCATAGTTATTGTTCGTTTTTTAACCAGTCAAGGAATTGCCACTGTTACCAACGGGACTGTTATCAGCAACAGTAACTTAGTATTGTCTCTAGACGCTAACAACATAAAATCATCTGGACCTACCACAGTAGAAGCACTGGTAGTAGCAGGTGGTGGAGGTGGCGGTTTTGAAATGGGTGGAGGTGGTGGTGGCGGTGGCGTAGTTTATAATAGTGCATACAATATGTTTCGTGATAGAACATATTATATAGCTGTGGGACAAGGCGGCAGCGGCCGCACTTCAAACGGTGACAATACTAGTAATGCTGGAAATTCTTCTATTGGAGGATCAGGAATTGTTAGTATCACAGCCATCGCCGGAGGTGCTGGCGGCAATAATACTAATACATATGACGGAACAGCAACCAGCGGCCGGCCAACAAATGGTGGATCAGGCGGCGGCACAGGTGAAGGACAATCTGTAGCGCCAGGCACACCTGGACAAGGATATGCCGGTGGAGCCGCAATAGAATCAGGATACTATCATTCTGGTGGTGGCGGTGGCGCTGGAGGCGCAGGATCGGCAGGTGCCACCGATGGTGGTGGCAATGGTGGAATTGGACTAGCGACTAGTATTAGTGGAACACTGACCACAGTGAGCACATTGGTAGTTGGAGGCGGTGGTGGTGGTGGAATGGACATGGGTGGTGGTGGCGGCGGCGGAGGAGTGCTCTATAATCCCAGCATCAGTGTTATTCCCGGAACTGCTTATACAGTGACTGTGGGCGCAGGCGGATATGGCGCACCAGCAGGTGGCGGTACTTATAGAACTGACGGCGCAGGCCCACAACCAGGAGGTCATCAATTTACAATTTCAGCAACCAACGGCGGCACCA